CCCCAACAGAGCCCGCAAGACTGACCCCGACACCGCGCACAAGTCCGCCAGGCGGAGCTCGAAAACAAGGAGCAGCAAGGACCAGGCGATCCTGGATGACCTCAAGACCCAGGGCCCCAAGGGGGGTACCACGCTGGAGATCGCCTCGCGCAAGGATCTGGTCCACAACAACATGAGTCCGCGCATGGTCAAGCTCGAAGAAAAGCGCCTGATCCACCGCATCGAGCTCGAACCTGGCAAGTACGAGAGCCGTGTCTCTGTGGTGCCGGCGTACATGGAAACAAAGCACGAAAGCCAGATCTGGTATTACGGCCCACGACAACCAATTCAGGAGAATCTATTTTGAATATGCGAGTACCGAAAGACCACGCCGGCGAGACGGACAACATGTTCCCGGAGCCGAGAGCCGATCAAGTGCCGCTCACGCCCATCATCGCGGAACTGAGGCGGGAGCTCGCCATGCGCAAGTCCGTCTATCCCAAGTGGGTGAGCGCCGGCAAGATCGACCCCGAAGTGGCCCAAGCCCGAGTGTTATACATCGAGGGAGCCATTATGTGGCTGGACCACCTGGCCATTACGGCCACCACCCTGGAAGCCCTGGAAAGGCTGGACAAAGAAGGAATGACTGATGAAAACGATGATAAGTCGAACTGAACGGGTTAAGCGTATCGCCCGGACTAAGCTGCTGCGGGAAGCATTCCGCGAGCTGCTGGAAACGCCGGCTGGCCCCAAGTTTATCGAGGAGGTGCTGACCGATCACCCCGACGGCCCGAGCATCGCCGGCGCTGTCCTGCGAGCCTGCAGGCATGGCATGACTGAGGAGGAGCTTTTGGTGTACTTCGGCAAGGCCTTTCCCTCGGAAATGCCCGAGGGTTTCATCGAGCAACTGAGGACATTCCGCGAACGCCTGGAGCAGGGTATTGTGGATGATGAAGAACTGCGTGAACTGTGGAGGGAATTGCAAAATGAGCCGCAGGAAAAACATTAAGAACCGTCTGAAGGGCGAGCCCATGGGTGCCGAGGATCTGGACATCATCCTGCAAGCGCAGCTGGAGCACCTGGCAAAGGTGGCCCGAGGGGCGACTGGCTCCGACATCATGATCCTGATCGCTCATTCCGAAGACTCCGGGCAGCTGCAGACGGCTATCAGTAGCAGAGGCGGTGACGGCAGTGCCTCGCAGCTGCAAGAAGCCGTGCGCGCCATGGTGACCGTGGCAGCGACGACGCTCAAAGCCTGGACTCACGGCAAGGCGGAACTGGTAATGAAGGTGGAAGGCAAGGAAATGGACCCGACCCAGGGAGCGCATGCCGTCATGATAAACAGGGCTGATCTCCGTTAGCGGCAAATGCTTTGGCTATCCCGAGGACCTGGCCCAGTATGTGGTGGACAAGGACGACCGCGCCAATGGGATAATGCGGATCAAGCCCCGCGGCCTGACGGTGCAGTTTTCCAACGGCGGCGGGTGGGAGCACGTCAGTGTGAGCCGCAAGGGGAAAACCCCCACCTGGGAAGACATGGATTACATCAAGCGCAAGTTCTGGCCCGACTGGGCCTGTGTGATCCAGTATCACGTGCCAGACCGAGAACACATCAACGTGCACGCCAACTGCCTGCATCTGTGGCGTCCCCGAGACGCCGAGATCCCGCGGCCCCCTGGGTGGATGGTGGGCTGAAGTGCACGGCCGTGGGCGCTACGGCAATGTCACCAAGCCGATCATCGACAACATCACGTTCGACAGTGGCAGGGAGGGTACCCGCTATTGCGAGCTGAAGCTGTTGGAGCGCGCCGGCGAAATCACCGACCTGGAGCTGCAGCCTAAGATCCCCATCGAGATCGGGGGTGTGCGCGTCATGATGAAATCCAAGCGGTACAGTAACGGGCGCCAGCTGGTCTATAAGGCTGACTTCCGGTACTACTGCTGCAAGGAGCGGCGGTTCATCATCGAGGACGTTAAGATGCAGTCCGGGCACCGCACCGAGCTGTACAAGATCAAGCGCGCACTGGTCCAAGCCATGGGCCTGGACATCCGAGAGACTTAAAACCAGAAGGAACAAGCATGGACAACCAACACCGCAAGATCACCGGGTACCGGGAACTGGACGAGGAGGAAATAGGCGTCATGAACGAGATCAAGGAGCACGCCAAGCAGGTGGGCCACCTGATCGACAAGCTGCACGGCTATCCCGACCTGGACAGCCGCTGGATTCACATCGGCGCCACTGACCTGCAGAAGGGATTCATGGCCCTGACCCGCGCCGTCGCCAGGCCGGAATTCTTCTGATGGAGTCAGCACCCGACCGGCCCAGCCGGCTGATCGAGCACGCCATCCAGCAGACCAACGAGCTCTATGTTCGCCTGGAAGCCTTGGGCAACCGTTTCCAGAGTGTGGCCGAACGCCTGCAGCTGGGCACGGATGTGAAGCCCGAGGGAACCAGGGGTACCGAAGCAACCGTCGCCGTACCGGAGCTGGCTGAGCTCGCCGAGAATCACGCTAAGCTGCGTTTCGAGGTGGAGCACCTGGAGAAACTGGTCGAGACATTCGAGGCTATCTGATGATTCATTCGTACATCGGCACCAAGATCATCAATGCGGAACCCGAGGAGCTGAACGGCCGAAAGGGGTACCGGGTAATCTACCCCGACGGGTACGCCTCCTGGAGCCCCGCCGAGGCCTTCGAGCAGGCCTACCGGATGGTTACGCAGCACGAGCGCCAGCTGCTGAGCCAGACCGACGCCGAGGCCCAAATCAGCATGATTAGCGACGGCGAGGCCTAAAGTGCTAATCTGGCTATGACCAGGTGGTCACAATCCCTTGCAAGGAGATCGGACGATGAGTAAGTACACGAAAGGCAACAAGAGCGCCAAAGGGTCCATGAAGGGCGGAGACGCCGACAGTGGATCGATGGGTAGCAACCACGGTGCAACGGGCGCTCTGAAGAAGGCTGAAGCCGGAGGCGCACCAGGAACCGTTGGGACGATGGGCCCAGTCACCACCAAGAATCCGTACCCCAACGGCCTCGCCTAAACCCCGCGACATGGGCACCTCGGGGCACTGCGCTCCTGGGGTGATACCCTTTCCGGTACCCTTCAGGGAGCCGCGGACCAAGCACCAGATTCAAATCCGCATAGAATGCGGCCGGTACTTTGCGGTCGATCCACAGACCAAAATCCTTGTCGAGCTGGTACGGAAATGACATCCGAAAAGATCAAGCCCAAGACGCGGATCAAGCGCCAGCACCTGACCGACAAGCAGCACGCGTTCGTGTACTGGTATTGTTCTGCGGCGGTCAACATGAATGCCACTGAGGCTGCCAGACGAGCCGGGTATAAGGGCAAGGACCAGACCCTGGGGCAGGTGGGTGCGGAGAACCTGAAAAAACCTCAAATCAGGCAGGAGATCGACAAGCGCCTGGAGACCGCCCTGTCCGGCGCCGACGTGACAGTCGAGGCCGTGCTCCGGCGCCTGTCCGTGATCGGTGACAAAGCGATGGAAGCCGAGCAGTATTCCTCGGCCGCAAAATGCGCAGAATTGCATGGCAAGTACCTGAAGATGTTCACTGACCGCATCGAGCACGTGAGCACCATAGAGGACGTATCGACCGAGGAACTGATACACCTCCTGAGAGAAGTCGTGGAGGCTGGAAGCATTGATCTCGCCCAACTCATTACGGGACATGGACCCGCGGACAGCGGCATACCTGATCCTCCAGGAACTCCGACGACGCACTGAAGCCGACAAGCTTTCCCAGCTGTACCCTGACGAGGGACCCCTCCGCCGGGAGCTCTACCACAAATACATCGAGATGTTTGCCGCCGGCAAGATCCATCAGGAGCGTGCTGCCCTGGGTGGCAACCGGGTGGGCAAGACCCTGGGCATCGGCGGGTATGAAATGGCTGTCCACGTGACAGGCCTGTACCCCGACTGGTGGCCTGGCCGGGTGTATGAGGAACCCATCCTCGCCTGGGCATGCGGCACCAAAACGGCGAAAGTCAGAGACGTGAACCAGAAGATGCTGCTGGGCAACCTGACCCAGCGCAAGGGCTTCACCGAGGCCCTGGGTGGCCTGATACCCGCCGCTCGCCTGGGACGCCTGACCAGGCGCTCGGGTGTTGCTGATGCCGTCGACCAGGTTATCGTCAAGCACACCCGAGGCTGGGAGAACGTCATCACCTTCAAGTCATACGAGGAGGGGCGAACCTCCTTCGAGGCCGAGGCGGTGTCGTTCATCTGGCTTGACGAGGAGTGCATCAAGGCCATCTACGATGAGTGCAAAATGCGCATTCTGACCACCCGCGGCTCCATCCTGGCAACCTTCACCCCGGTCCAGGGCATGACTGAGACTGTACTGTCCCTGCTGGAAGGGAGCGAGATCCTGGGCCCGGTACCAGAGATGGCCGCATGACCAGGCGGCGATACCACCGTCGCAAGTGCTACGATTGCACGGCTGTGCTCAAGCGAAACGAGGTGCTGTTCAATGACGGATTCTGCGACGAGTGTGTCGCCCGCCGAGTTGAGGCGACAAGGGCCCCAGAGGATTCTGGAGCGGATCGAGGCCTACGCCGAGGAGTACCCGGAAGCGGAGGAGTACCTGCTGGAGGGGGAGGAGGACGCGGCCCAGGTCCTGATAGCGATGGCCGGGACGATGAAGGTCATCACCGCTGACATGGGGCAAGGTGTGGACCGCGACACCGTCAAGGAGATCTGCCGGAGCTACAAAAAAGCCGTGGCCCAGGGCAAGGCCACCGAGCTATTCAGGGCCATGAGCGAGGAGGACCAGCTGGAGATCTATGGGCTGCGCCTGCGCATGCGGCAAATTCTGCTTCAATGAACCTGATCCTGATCCCGACCATCCCGCATACCGGCACCCACTTCATGCGGGCGCTGTTCAAAGGCCACCGCAAGATCGAGCTGAACCACATCTGGCCCGAGAGAACGGCTATGTGGCGGGAGCTGTTGCACCAGGGCCACCCGATTGTGGTCCCGATGCGTCACCCCTTCGAGGTGGCCGAGTCCTGGAAGCGCCGTGGCAAGGACCCGACGGAGATCCCGGAGCTGTGGCGCCTGCTGGTCCAGGAGATCGATAAATACAATCCACAGTACCTCTGCCTGGACGTCCCTTTGCTCCGAAATGGCCAGTTGAAGGCTATAAACGACCGTTTGCACCTGAAATTGATCACTAATTGGGCCCGACTCTCCGAAAGCGACATCAATCCCCTGCATGTCACCTACCAGGTACGTCTGACTGACGACGAACTGGCCGTAACTGCCGGAATTGTCGACGAACTGGCCCCCTTCTTCGACCGGTGGTACCCGTATGGCGCCGTATGGCCGGTGCAGGGGGAGGCCCTGGGCCAGCGGTCGCGTGGCTGGTGAGTAAGTTCATTTCACTGATCGGTCACAAAGATGCACCCCACCTGAACCCCCCAATACTGACGGTCGAGGAGCGCGAGGAGCTATTTGCCGACATGCAGCCGCACGAACGCCTGGCACGAGAGACAGGACGCCCGAGCCTGGGCGCCGGTGCCATTTACCCAGTCGCGGAAGACAAGCTTTTCATCGACCCGTTCAAGATCCCCGACCACTGGGAGCAGGGTTACGCGTTGGACCCTGGGTGGAATGTCACCGCCGCATTGCTTGGCGCGCGCAACCCGGACACCGATCAGTTCTACCTGACGGCTGAGTATTACGGGCAGCGTGACCAACCGATCATCCACGCCGGCGGCATCAAGTCCATGTTGCCCTGGCGGGAGCTGGAAGGTTGCATCGACCCCGCCGGCGACAATGTCGGCAGCCAGAAGGATGGCACCAAGCTGAAGGAGGAATACGAAGATCAGGGCTTGTTCCTGATGAAAGCGAACAACGCCGTGCACGCTGGCTTGCGCCATGTTTTAATCTTGATGCAGCAGGGCCAGCTGAAGATTTTCAACACCTTGGTGTATTTCCTCAAGGAGTTGCGACTCTACCGGCGAGATGAAAAAGGCAAGATCGTCAAAGCGCACGATCACCTTATGGACTGTGCAAGGTATCTGTTGAACACCGACAGTGCGTTCCAACCCAGACCGATTCAAAGATCGAGATCAAGGTCCCGCGGTGAGTGGTGACCGGGAAGGAACACACTGGAGACGCAGAGAATGCCCGTACAGAACCCTGGAACCGCGCCGAACCAAATACCCGATGATGCCCTCACCCTAACAACCGACGATGGACCCGACACCGAGACCAAGTTAGGACAGATCCGCAACAGATTCACCGTCCATCAGAGTTTCTGGTCAACGATCTACGCAGAGGCCCTGGAGGACGACAAGTTCGTCGCCGGTGACCAATGGCCCGACGAGATCCGCCGGGAGCGTGAAGAAGACCGCCGGCCGATCCTGACCTACAACCTGTTCCCCTCCTTTACCCGCCAGATCACAAACCGAATCCGTCAGGAGCGACCGCAAATCAAGGTCACGCCTGTTGAGAGTAACCGTGGTCCCGACCCGCGCCTGGCGAACCTCCAGGGCACCAAGGACTACGCAATGGCCGAGGTGTACAGCGGCATCATCCGCAACATCGAGCACGTCAGCCGGGCAGACCAGGCCTACGACACCAGCGTCAAGCATGCGGTCGATCACGGCTTCGGCTGGTTTTATCTGATGAACCAGTGGTCCAAGCTCGATCCGTTCGTGCAAGAGCTGGTGATCCATCGGGTGAAGAACGCCTACACGATTTACATGGACCCCTCCTCCCAGGAAGCGGATTTCAGGGATGCGCAGGATGCCTTTATGTTCGTGATGATGAACAAGAAGACATACGAGCAGAAATACCCCGACATACCCTTCACCGAATTCGCTGGCACCACCATGGGTGCGACTTATGAGGGTTGGTACGATTCGGATAATATCCGCGTGGCCCAGTACTTTTTCATCGACCATAAAGATGACGAAGTGGCCCAACTGTCCAACGGCAAGACCGTGTACCTCAGCGAGGTGGAGGACATCCTCGACGAGCTCAAGCACGAGACCGGTGTGCACATCTTGAAGGACAGCAACGGCAACGAGATGCGGCGCAAGGTGAAGCGCCCGGTGTGCATGTGGCAAAAGATGACAGCCCGAGACATCCTTGAAGGACCCCTGGAGCTGCCGTTCTCTGCCATACCGATCTTTCCAGTATTCGGCGAGGAGATCATCGTCGACGGCCAGACCCGTTACGAGTCGGCCATCCGTCACGCCAAGGACGCAGCGCGGTCATACAACTACTGGCGCACCGCCGCAGCCGAGACAGTGGCCCTGGCGCCAAGGGCGCCCTGGGTGGCCACTCTGCGCCAGATGGCTGGGCACGAGGAAGTGTACGAGTCGGCCAACGTCCGCAACCATCCTTTCCTGCCATACAACCACCAGGACGGTGTACCGCCGCCGCAGAGGAATTTTAATCCCCAGCCGGCAGCCGCCGAGCTCTCCAACGCTGTCCAGGACGGCACCGACATGCAGACCATCATCGGCTTGCATGACGCCAGCCTCGGCCGTGAGTCGAACGAGAAGTCCGGCAAAGCCATCATTGCCCGCCAGAACGCAGGCACCACCAGCACCTTCCAGTTCCCCGACAACCTGGGCCGTGCGATTGAGCAGATGGGACGCCTGATCGTCGAGGCGGTGCCGAAGTTATACGACACCCAGCGGATCATCCGCATACGGCTGCCGGACGACACCGAGGATTTTGTGGAGATCAATACCACAGTCCGGGACAAGCAGACCGGCGAGACCGTGCTGGTTGCCGACATCGCGTATGGCAAGTATGACGTGCGCCTGGAGACAGGCCCGAGCTACGCAACGCAGCGTCAGGAAGCAGCGGATCTGCAGATGGAATTATTAAAGGTCCTGGGCCCGGATCGTGCTGCGAACATCGTGCACCTGATCGTGCGCAACCTGGGTGTACCAGGCTCCGAGGAAGTTGCCGCGGTGCTGCGCAAGATGCTGCCCGACGCCCTGAAGTCAGAGGACGAGAAGATGGCCGACCTGCCCAAGGGTGTGACCATCGACGAGGAGACCGGCGAACCGGTGGACGAGAACGGCCAGCCGTACCAGCCACCAATGACACCCGAGCTGCAGGCCATGCAGAAGCAGCAGCAGATCGACGAGGCCAAGATCCAGGCCGAGCAGGCCACCGCCGAGGCCAAGGTGGCCACCGCCGAAGCGGACAAGGTCCAGGCCCAGGCCAAGATCAAGCAGGCCGAGGCGGATCTGGCCAAGTACAACAGCGAGATGCAGGAGCTGACCGGGCAGGCCGATGGTCAAGCGCAGGCCGGATTCATGCAGCAGATCGAGAGCATCATCCAGAAGTCGATGGAGGAGCACGAGCTCAACCAGGACGCGCACAAAGAGACCACCCAGGAGATGATTGCCGACGCGGTGATCGACGCCCTGAAGCGGGTGCGCGGCTTCGTCGACCGCAAGGTCAAGGCCGGTGATGTATCCGGCATGGTTACCCCCGCCGGCGCTCAGCCCGCCACCCCAGCAGCCCCCGCTGCTGAAGGTGGTGGCGCCGGCAACCAAACAGCTGCTCCCCTGGCGGTCAACCTCAACCTGGAGCCGAAGCCCGAGAGAATCAATTTCGAGTATGACGCCGAGGGCAACATAACCGCCGGCATCCCGGTGTATGAGAACGAGACCGAGGAGGAAACCTGATGCCCAAGAACAGCAAGGTGGGCCGTTGCGTGCGCAAGGTCAGCAAGACCAAGCCTAAGGGCAACGCCATCGCCATCTGCCAGTCGTCGACCGGGCAGAGTTACAAGACCGGCAAGAAGTCAAAGAAGCGGGCCAGTAAATGAGTCAAGTCCAGAACGAGCTGGCGGCCCCCCAAAACGGCGCCGGGCAGACGACACTCCAGGGCGCGTATGACAACGACCCGACGGGCGCGCAGATCATCCTGGACGCGGTCCCGAACCCGGTCACGATACAAGCCGCCGTCGCTGGCGCGGTGTTCCACGTCCATGACATCGCCGGTAATGAAATCCTACAAGTCAACGCCAACCCGGATCAGGTAATCGTGGAAGCGGGCGTCGAGATTAATGACGCCTTTACCAACTCGGGCGCGCTGCACTCCCTGATATTCAACGATACGTATACCAATACCGGCGCTTTCATCGGCGGTAGCATTCTCAGCGCCGGTACGATAACGACCGGCGGCAGCACCACCTGGATCTGGTCGTTATTACAGGAAGCAAAAACGTACCAGATGGCGATTAACCCGGCGTTCGCCGCGTTCGCGTTGTTCAACGCGCTGGGTGCGATTGAGAATTTGGGCAACTTCAATCTGGTGCAAGTCGTCACCATGAATAACGGTATGACGCAGCGCCGGGTAACGGCAGGCACCAGCACCACGCAAGGCTCAATCGGTTTCAATAATGTGCCCGCATCACGGTGCGCCGTCTCGGGCGCGGTGCTGACCAATACAATCGGTGTGACGGGTTTGCTTCACGGACCCAAGTTTGCAACCGTTGCAGGTTCAACGGTCAACCTGGGCACGATTCGCGGTCTGTGGTGCCAGAATCCGACAGTCGCGCTATTCTCGCCACAAGCGGGCACCGAAACGATGACCGCGTATCTGGGCGTCGATGTCGACAACATTCCTTTCGGCGGCAACGTAGTCAAAGCGGCAGTCCGATCCGCAATAGCGCCGAGCGGCACCAATGCGTGGTTCCTGCTGAACAACGGCAACGCACACTCAGACCACGGCGCTGGCCACATCTATTTCGATGACAACGCCGGTATTGCGCTCGGGGGTATCAGTAACTCTTCGTTTGACTACTGGCTTACCTGGAACGCGGCAGGGTACGTCAGACACTTCTTCAACACCGCATTCAACAACGAACTGCGGTGGTCGAACCCAAGCGCAAACCGATTCCTGTTCAACAATGATGGTGGCAGCGCGACTGGTGAGTACAACTGGAACTGCGCCAAATTCAGCATGGGCGCGCAGACCGGCGCGGTGGGCAACCAGGTGGGCAACTTTGTCGCTGGAACTCGTGCCGTCTCGGTCGGCGGTGAATGGTCCGACTTCCTGCTCACGCAGGCGGGTAACATCACCGTCAACGCAGCCATGGGACTGGTGGCAGGCTGGACCATCAACTCACCCTCTATCACCCTGGGCACCGGCACTGTCAGCGAAGCCGCAGGACTCAACGTCGCCGGCAACGTCAACCAGGGGAGCGTCGGTCGTTACGGCGTGCGGATCTTGAGCAACCCGAGCGGTGCAACCAATAACTATCCGCTATACGTGGTCAATGGCACCAGCCGGATCAACGGGCTGATCTGTGGAGATCCAGGGACTGAAGCATCAGGCATTACGATTGGCGGTACCTTGTTTGAAAGCGTGCTGAAGTGTTCAGGCCTGGGAGGTTCCGACCAGGCGCAGTTCATCATGCACCGGCACAGCACCAGTTTCGGCCCCGTCATCGTTGGCGCGAGATCCAACAGCGACACCGCCACCCACACCATCGTGGCCGATGGTCAAGAAGTACTCACACTGGTTGGCGTTGGCTGGGATGGTAACGATTACGAGCGTTGCGCCGGTATCCGCATGCGTGTTGACGGGACGCCAGGCTCAGCAGACATGCCTGGACGCATTGACTTCGAGACGACACCGAACGGCAGCGCCGCTTTATCTTTAGCACTGAGAATTAATAACGCTCAACGCTGCGACTTCCAAACCAATCAAGCCCTGGGAGGTGGAGCCTTGGCCACCCTGGGCAACGTCGGCGGCGCCGGACCCACCGCAGCAGCACAAGCGCAGTGGCTGGAGATCGAGATCGGCGGCGTCATTCACTGGGTACCCGCATGGACTTGACCAATTTAAGCAAGCAACAGCTACTCGACATCCTTAACGGCTCCAACGAGGTCAAGGCCGAGTTCGCCCGTCAGTGCATGCCATTGTGTGTGACTGAGGACGAATTCCACCAAACCCTCCGCGAAGCTATCGACGCAATGCCAAACCAAAAGGACTCAACATGACGACCGAGAACGTGAAAAAGATTGATCAACCGCAAGACCAGCGGGCCCAGGCCTTTGTTATCGCTGTGCCGCTGTTTATGCAGATGGTGGAGTTGATCAGGGGCAACTGCACCCATAGAGACGCTGATCCAATTATGCAGCAGATCAGTAGCCTGGCACCCCAAGAAGTTACAGTACGCAGGGACTGAACCATGACCATCGCCATCACTGTCCAGGTGTACAACGGAAGCGGACCCGTCAACGGCCTGGCTGACGACCCCGAGATCACTATCCGCCGTGGTGATACCGGAGCAATCGTGGCAGGACCCTCGGCCATGACTGACCTGGGTGGCGGTGGCTTCTACCGATTTCAATTCACCCCGAGCATTGCCAGTCTGGACTACGCCGCCAGCATCGACGCGGACCCCAGCGTCACCGGGCAGGTACCAGACGGCAACCGGTACTACGCCAGCGCGTTCGACGACCAGCGCGACGAGCTGTGGCGTGACCGAGGCCTGGACCCTGCCAACCCCAAGACCGTCACCGAGAACGTGGCCGCGAGCGACTACACCGAATCGGTGCCCGCCGGCGGTGCTCCGATCACCAAGGACGACGTCAAAGTCGGTGCGGTCACGACCCAGACCAGGACGTAAATGTCCTACATCCTAAATGACATCTCGCTGGTGACCGACGGCCTGGCGGCCCCGGTGGCCGTTGACGAGTTCTGTCTATCCCCGTTCCCGCTGCTGTCGCACGGCATCATCGTGCTGGAGTTCGAGGCCGAGCTGCCCAAGCTGGCGGACTCCACCAGCCGGATGTCCGAACCCTTCGACCGCGGGTACTACCTCTGGAAGTACGGCCGTAAAGTTGTCAATAAACCCGCCAAGGTTGACAAAGTCGAACGCCCGAACATCATGCGGGAGCTCGTGGCCGAGGACCTGGCCATCACGCAGCTGGAAGCGGTGCAGCTGCGCAACGCCGAGACCGAACGGGACATCAAGGAGCTGCAGGCCTACATCCGCGAGGTCACCCTCGGCATCGAGTCAGGCCTGGCGGCCAAGCTCGCTGCCCAGGAGCTCGCCGAGGAGCAGCAGCTGGAGCTGATGGCCCGCCTGCAGGAGAACCTTATCGCCGCTCGTGAATCCCTGCTGCTGGCCATGGAGAACCAGCGCCGGCACCAGAACCAACTCGCCGCCATCGAAACCGTTATCCGGTACTACTACTGACCCAGGAGAAACCATGCAATTGAACCAATCACCCGCCAATCCCCGCAAGATTGACCACCTCGAACTGTCCGAGGCGAACTACAACCTGATCCTGGCGCACCTGTCGAACGCGCCGTACAAGCACGCTGCCCCGATCCTCGAACTGATGACCAAGACCACCACGGTCGTATACCAGGACCAGCTGGGCCGACCAAACCCTTTGGGCCCTGGCGTCCCGCGTGGCCGCATAGTGGACAATCCACCAGCTGATGGTGAAAAAATACCCGAGCCCGAGGGTGGAGCCGAGCCCGAGCACGTGCCGATCATGACCCTGCAGGAGTGTGCCGACGCTGAGCAAAAGGACGGTGCGGACGGTCCGGACGGTGAACTGCCCTGGGATGGGGACACTGAAAAGGTTGCGAAATCTGACGCCGGCGGTGCACAATGACTGCGCAGCGAAGGGATCAGCCGAGCCAAGTCTCTACCGAGGAAGTCCCGCGAGCACCGGACGAGCACGTAGTCACGACCGATGTCATTGCGGATGCCGAACCCGGTATCTCTGAACCTCCTGCAACTCCAGCCGCCACCCCCAAGGGTGAGAACGACGACCAGGCGCCGGCCCCTGGCGAACCCAAAAAGCAAACCACGCAATCCCGACGACGTCGCAGAAACTCTGAGGCGCGGATCAATGAATTGACCGCGAAGCTGAGTGATGCGGAGCTGCGGGACGCGGAAAATGTTACGCGCATAGCCGAGCTCTCCGACCAGATTGAAACTCTGAGGAAGGCAACGCCGAAAGCTCCAGAACCTCAACTGCAGGATTTTGCGAGCCCGAGGGAATACGCCAAGGCCTTCACCAAATGGGAAGCCGACAGCGCAACGCCCACGCCCAAGACGCCAGCAAAGACTACGCCTCCCGCTAAAAAGACCCCGGCAGCCCCGCCTCCCAAGACGGTGCCAGACGAGGAGATCCAGTCCTTCCACACCCGCGGGAAGGAGAAGCTGGGCGACGAGTTCATGGATGCGTTGCAGGAGGAAGGCACGGCCGTCAATCAGCTGATGGGCGAGTTCATGCTGGATTCCGACGTTGGACCTGAGATCTACGTACACCTGGCAAACAACCCGGACGAGTCGCGCAAGATCTTCGATTCGTCGCCTCTCCGTGCAACTAAAGCACTGGATAGGCTGGCTGCCAAAGCGGCCAAGGGCGAGCTCGACGTTGGAGAAGGCGGCGAGCTGCAACCGAACAATCCCCCCCCGAAAGACACCTCCGGAAAGTCTCCTGCGAAAGCAACAAAAGCTCCTCAACCTCCGAGCGATACCAAGGGCGGCAGCGCGCCTATTGGCGTCAATCCAGAGGCCGAGAGCATGGACGACTACGCCGCACGCCGGCGAAAGGAGGAGGCCAGACGCGCAGGCCTCCCTGTGTAATTTCGGGGCATCACAATTGTGTTGGCCCGCTGACTGGAGATCGTCATGGCCAACATACTAATCACGCCCAGCATCATCGCCAAAGAGGCGCTGTTCCATCTCGAAAATAATGTCGTGATGGGGCAAAAAGTGTACAGACAGTACAAGAAAGAGTTTGTCAAAATCGGCGATTCGGTAACGATTCGCAAGCCCGTAAAATTTGTCGCAACTGATGGTGCAACCCGCTCCAATCAGGACGTGCTGGAAGAAACCACCAGCATCGTTATCAACAACCGCAAGCATGTCTCGTGGAACTTCAGCTCCCAGGATCTGACGCTGACCATCGAGGAGTACGCCGAAAGATATATCAAGCCTGCAATGATCACGCTGTCGAACACTATCGACCGTGCATTGTGCGTTGAAGGTGCCAACCAGTTTTTCAACACGGCAGGAACACCTGGCACTACCCCTGTAGACTTTGCTGCCCTTGCAGCTGTCGGTCAGAAGATGGACGAGGAGCCTGTGCCCGATGATGGTCTGCGCTGCTTGGTCGTGAACCCAGCTGCACGTTGGGGCCTGGCGAACGGCATGGGCGGTACCGGTTCCGGTGGTATCTATAACGCTGACATCGTGCACGGCATGGTCCGTCGCGGACGCCTGGGCGAGATTGCAAACTTCGACATTTATGGCGATCAGAACATCGCGATTCATACGACTGGTCTGTGGACTGGTGCACCACTGGTCGACGATGCTGCGTTTGCAAATGACACTAACGTGGTAGCGTTTGATGCGATGGTCGGCACCCAGGTGGGCGCGTTGGTCGTGGGTGATACTTTCACGATTGCCGGCGTCAATTCCGTTAACGATGTGTCGAAAGAAGACACCGGTGCGCTGCAGGAATTCGTGGTCCTGGCTGATGTGACGACTGCTGCTGGCGCGGGTTCGATTACCTGCTATCCTGATTTGAATGATGGCAGCACAACGTCGACCGCCGCATACCAGACCGTTACGGC